ATAATTATATCAGAACAATTGAAAGCCCCACACAGGTGATTCAGGCACGTAGGCCACGGTCATTATAAATGGGTAACTAATCCATCACTAAGGTCCTGTGTGGGGACTATTCTATTATACTACTTTACTTTGATTGTTTTTGGCTTTTTCTCTTCTGGAATATCACGCTTTACAACAACATAAAGCATTCCATCATTAAGATCAGCACTATCAACATACATATACTCTGCAAGCGTAAATGTGCGAGTAAATTTTCTACCTGCAATTCCCTTGTGAATATATTCTTCAGCATCTTCTGGACGCTCACCCTTAATGGTAAGAACTCCATCATGCTCTGTAATTTCAATAGCCTGTTTATTAAAACCTGCTACTGCAAGTTCAACAACGAATGTATCTTCGTCTACCTTGCGAACATTATATGGAGGAAATCCAGATTGTTGATTTGTTGTGTTTGTTAATCGGTCAAACATTTTGTCAAAACCGATAAAAAATGGATCATTGAAAAAATTTCCAAAAGATCCGTTATATGTATATGATGTTACCATTTTATTCCCCTTTCAAGCGAATAAGTTAATTTATACCCCCTGACGGCAGGTACATAATAATTATATCATAAGTCTTACAACGTGCTCACAGGGATCTCCGCCATCTTCCCATTCTTGAATCTCTTCTTCACTCATATATTGAGTTCCACCATCATGGGTATGACAATAAGGTTCTGTAATCCAACCTCTTTCAATGCCGTTTGTAATCCAAATTCCAAACTCTTGCTCTTCTATTGATACTTCTTCATTCATATTATAAGTATACCCCTAAATACTTAATACGTCAACTGGTCCAATACAGGATGTTGAATATTTTATGGCTGCTTCTACTGCTAATTGTGCTCTTCTTTTACCATTTTTTTGATTTTGAGTTGTCCATAAAGAACCAAGTGCAAAATCAGATCCTGATCCCATTGCAAGATAATCTTCTTGGTATTCTGTTAAAGACATATCAACTACGTTATGTTCAAAGACTCTTCCTTTAATTGCAATAAGCATACCAAAATCAGATTCTTTTGATATATCTACCCACCAAGTTTCATAAAAATTTCTAAGTGCAACAAGAAATTCAGTATACATAAACTTATCTAAATTAGCATTTGGCTTTGGTACAGGTGGTTTAAAATTATGACGAATTCTTTCTCCATCCATTGTTCCTGCATAACCAAAAAGATAAGGACCAATTTTAAATACTTTTGGAGCCTTTAATACTAAGATAGAGTCTTCTGTTGATGCACCTCTGTCACCAGCCATATGAACTGTTTCATCTTGTCTTACGACAGCAATAATTGTCATGCAAAAACCCTCTCCAAATGGTAGATTTCAAGTATACCATTGACTGGAGAGGGCTGTCAAGCAAGGTTAAATATGACTAATTAGCCTTTTTATCTACCGTTTTAAAGGCATCATTTATTTCTGCTAATGATAGCCTTCCATCGTCCAAAAAAGCCCTTGCCAGTCTTTCAATAACTGTTGCTACTCCTAATAGTCCTGCAAGCATTACTGCCTGTACAGTTTCAATTCCTACTACGGCTCCTGCTCCTAAAACTGATAGACCAGATGCTGCAAATACAGCAAGAATTCTCATTAAGATATTTGTTATTGCTTTCTGTGGGTGCTCTTTCTTTGGGGGTTCTGCTACTTTTTTAGTTGTCATTTTATTTCTCCTTTCTAAGCGGGATTGTAATTAGCCAAATAACTGTTGTTGCAAGTACTGCAATTCCAACAATGTCTCTTGCTGATCCCGTTAAAGTTAGCCATGCGATAAAGAAGCCAAGGAGGGTAAATGCTTGTGCAATTAATTCCATTCCTGCATCTTTAAACCATTTAATTAATCCCTTGAGCATTTTGCCTACCAGGTTGATGGCTTTATTGATTATTTTCATTTGTTCCTCCTTATCATTGCCCCTGCAATTTGTGATGCAATGACCACTGGGACAATTACTTCTTGCGCTTTCTCTCTCTGATCGTCTGTCATATCCATACCTAACTCAAAGAAATTAGATAGAAGTTCTACTGGGTCCACCGCAAAAACTGCTCCAAGTGGGTCTGCTAAAAATGCTTCTGTTTGTACTTCTGTTGTTGCATCTGCTAATGTAAATGGCATTGGGGTATCTCCTGCATCCCCTGCTCTTTCTGCAAACTCAACAAACGCTGCTGCTACTGCAGGGTTTGACTTCATCGCCTCTGCAACCTTTGTAACTTCTGCTGGTGAAATACCAAGGTTTTCTGCTACTTCTGCCTTGGCTTCTTGAGTAAGAGATTTAAGAGTTTGACTTACTGCTGCTGTTTGCTCTACAGAAAGTTTAACTAATTTATTATCCTTGCTTGTAAGGTTTGCAATAACACCAGATAAATCTTCTGCATTTCCTGTACCCTTTTGTGGGATAAGTGCTGCTAATGCTGCATCCTTGATTACTGGATCAATGTTTTCTGCTGGCTTAAAGTCTGGTCTTGGAAGTGGTTTAGGTTCTTGGGAAGGCTCTACAGAAGGCTCTGGAGTAGGCCCTGGCTTTGGTTCAGGACTTGGGGCAGATGTAGGCTTAGGCTCTTCTGGCTTTGGCTTATCTGTAGGCTCTGGATTTGGCTTGTCTGTTGGTTCTGGCTTAGGTCCAGGCTCTGTAGGCTTTGGGCCTGGCTGTGTTGGCTTTGGACCTGGTTCTTCTGTGGCAGTATTATTAGTTGGTTTTGGCTCAGGTTTTTCTGTTGGTGGTGCAGAAGGCTTTGGTTTTTCTGGTTCAACAGTAGGCTTTGGCTCTGGTGTAGGTTGGTTTGCTACTGCGTTGGCTGCTGCTTGTGCAATTGCTCTTTGAATTTCTCGTTGTGATTGCTCATCATAGTAACGCCATGCGTCATTAATTGCACTATTGACATCAAGGATTGCGTTATTTAAATTAGATATAGAATTATTTTTTTCATATAAAGCATCTTCTGTATTATTAACAGCATTTTCATACTCAGATGTCTTATTAGTTAAGTCTTGGTTATATGAATTTAGTGTTGCAACTTCTTGATTATATACATTTAGTTTGTCATTATATTCTTGCTGTGCTGCATTCTTTGCACTTAATGCTGCTTGATAATCTGCAGTCTGTGTTGCACTTGCTCCAGATCCAGAAGAAAATGTATTTAGATTACAACTAAAGTTTTGTCCCCAGACCCTTGGATCTCCAGCGTAGTCACATCCTGCGCCAGTCCATCCTCCTGGAATAGCCCAGCCAAGATGGTAGGATCCAGGCCCTCCACCGTTGTACCACCATATCTCTACATTTAATGCTTTTTCTTCAGTTACATCGTATATTGGAGAATATGCACTCCATGTTGCTCCCTGCTCACGCCAGTTATTTATAGCAAGGTTTCCATTAACATACATTTTAAAACCATCATCTGTGTATCCTGCAAATTTTGTTGATGTAAACCATGACGGTACTGTTATTTTTCCAGTAAACTTAACTATAAAGTTTTCATATCTATTACCACAAACAGGTAAATTCATATAATTAGAATTCCATGTGCCACTACATAGTAGTTGATCTGTGGCTGCTTGTCCATTAACTCTAATCAAACTGTAGACATCATATCTTAAACCAGGGCCACTTGCGCCACTTAATGCTTGCTGAGCAGTTGATAGATTAATGTTGGCTAAATCAAGAGCATCTTTAGCATTATTCTTATTTGTTATGGCAGTGGCTACTGTTGCTGTTTGCCCATCTACATTAGACTGGGCAAGATCTTTTGCTTCCAGTGCTAGGGCTTCTACATCTACTGCATCATCATAATTTTTAATTGCTAGGTCTCTGACATCCCGTAGATTTTTAGCATACATAAACTTATTCTCTGCTATATCAATTAGGTTTATTAGACCATCTTTATAGTCTAATTTATCTACTGCGCTATTGAGGTTTTCAATTTGTTTTGCTGCTACTGTTAAGGGATCGTCAGAGTGAGCATCTTGTGGGGATATTAATAGCCATCCAAAAGCAAGTAAAATAACTGTAGATATACGCAAGAGTTTATTCAAGTGGTGGTCTCTCCTCATGCTTATTATATCAAATTATTCAGTTAAACATAATGATATAACAAAAAAGGGAGCCAAATTAATGACTCCCCTAATTGTTGGACTAATTACTTAAGGTAAGTAACCTTAGCCTTTGGATTCTTTGCATTCCACTTCTTTGCAAGTGCATTGAAAGCATCCTTAATTGACTTAAGTGCAGCAGTATTATCTGCTGTTAACTTAGCAATAGTTGCATCCTTATTAAGGATAACCTTATCTGAAGCAGCCTTTGCATCAGCAAGTGCCTTATCAGCAGCAGCCTTTGCATCAGCAAGTGCCTTTACAGAAGCAGCCTTTTCTGCTGCAAGAGCAGCATCTGAAGTAACCTTAGCAGCAGCAGCATCTGCAGCAGCCTTTACAACTGCAGCATCTGAAATTGCTTTAGCAGCAAGTGCTGCATCCTTAGCAGCAATTTGTGCTGCAAGTTCTGATACTAGATCACGAACTGTAATCTCTGCAAAAGGTGCTAGTGCACGAGCAGGAAGACCAACTACATCTGCTGTTGTTGCATCAGATGATGTTGTAGGTGAAAATGTGATTAGTGATCGCACTCCAGTTGCTGGAAGTGTTGCCTTAAATGTAGCAACTCCAAAGTCTGAAAGTGTAGCACCAGTTGTTGCTGTTGCTGTGTCTAGTGTTGCTGTTGCAGCAAATACTGTTGCAGTAATTGACTTACCAGATACCTTGTTTCCAAATGTGTCTGTTGCAGTTACTGTAATGTCTTGCTTTGTGCCAGCAGCACCTGTAGCAGGAGCAGATACTGTTAGAGTATTAATCTTACCAGCAGTTCCCTGTACGTAGTATGTAAGTTGTGTTCCACCGTTAGTAATTACAACTGTACCAATTGCTGTTGTCTTTGTATAGACATAAAATGTTGCTGTTGTTCCTGTACCAGTGGCAATTGTCAAAGATGAAGATCCTGAAGTTGCTCCTACTGGTGCAGCAGATGTGTGCAGTGCAGACACGATTGTTGCATTTGTTGCTACTACAGAAACGTTTGTTCCTGCATCAACTGTTGCTACAAACTTTAGTGCATCAGTAGAATCTACTGAATTGTCTGCAGGTACTGGCAATGAAGCGGGTGTTGCGATTGATGATGCTGTAGTATTTGCTACAGTATCAAGCGATACAGCGACTGTCATTACAGCAGCGTTTGCAGGCGTTGCTACGATTGTGCCGATAGTCATGGCTGCAACCATGGCTAGAGCGATTTTCTTGAATGAATTCATTCGTTATTTCTCCTTGTTATTGTTTATATCTGACTTTTTAGCCAGAATATTAGTTTACTATAGTAAATTAAATCTGTCAAGGTAGTTTTTCACCTCATCAGGTATTTCTTTACCTTTATAGTCTATCATACCCTCCCCATTGCTGTCAACAAAGAGGGGTGTATCTTTCTTAGTATTAGTCCATGTGTGAACTTCAATTTCAAGATTGTTATCTTTTTGAGTAAAACTAATCGCATCAAATACCGCCCCACATACAGCATCCGCTAAGTCCTTAGATTTTTTGCGTGGGTGATCTACTTTTTTACCATTATCTGTTATTTTTAATTCTGACATTTCATCAAGCAATAGTTGAATATGAGGCATAGCAACACGCTCTTCATAAATCATCATTGCTAAATCTTCATAATGTTTTTTAGCAACAGAAACAGTATCAGTTCTTATTCCAACAGCCTTTAATTCTTGCTGAATATCAAATGACTGCCAGCGGTCAAATGTAACCATTCCAATATTAAATCCAAGCCTTCTAAGATTTTGAATCCATTGTTTAACCTCTGAAAGATTAACTGGGCCTTCAACTTTTGGCTCCCAATATACTACTGCATCTACTACTACAATAGGTGCTACTTGTTCATAATTATTAATTACTTGTACATTTACCCACTTTTCTACGTGAGCAATTGCTACAGCACACTTGTCGTGCTTTTGTGCAAGGTCAGCATGAACAAAATAAATCTTTTCTGGATCTGGTTTAAATGATTCATCAAACCTTTTAAAATTATCAATAGGATTTCTAAGTGTCATACACTTTTCAAGTTTGTCTCTTTGTTTAAAGAATGCATCTGATGAATAAGTTGGCGTACAAAGAAAACGCATCATGGCATCGCCCATATCTTTAAAGAAAGCCATTTTAAAATCTTCAATGCTACGAGTAGGGTTTACTTCCCATGTTGGTCTTTTTAAAGCAAAAACTCCTGGATACTTATATGAAATTATATGATCTTCTTCCCAAGCAATATCCAATGAGTTCCCAATCTCATCTTCTGGTAAATCAGGATTAATAACATATGTATGCTTTCTATCAATAATATCTTTTTCAAGAATGACATCATCATAACGTTGAGATATGAAGTCTCCATTGTAGCGGGGGAATGAAAGCAAAACAACCTTGCCAAGATCAGGGAAACGAGAATCTACAGTACCGCTAAATGCTTTGTAAATATTATCAGCAGTTTTTCCTTGATCGTTTCCTGTTCCAACTTCATTTGCAAAGCCTGAAATTTCATCAAGAACAGCCATAAGCAAGTTTAAACCTTCATGAGATTCTCTTTCTGAGTGACCAGAGTAAACAGTAATAGACTTATCAAATCCAATTGAGTCTACTTTTGGATCATACTTTCCAGCAAACCAGGGTGAGCGTTCAATCTTACTTTTAAAACCTTTAAAGAAAACATTCTTAGCCTGTTGAGCGTTAATAGCAACGTTAATAATATCAATAGCATCTCCTGCAGGCTTGCCAAAATATCTAGCAGGATCTTTAAGACACAATAGTTTATATACTACGTATGCACAGGCTACTGTTGATACGAAGTCTTTTCCAGATCCCTTGCCAAGTTGCAGGATAATTTCATTCTTTGTATATTTTTTAAAATACTGAGCACCTTTGTCATGCCCCATAATTAATTTTAAATCTTCTTCTTTATATATTTGGCTCATTGCTTCAACTATGTCGTATTGGATAGTTGATAGTGATGGTTGACCTAAGTAATCTGGGTGTTCAACAAATGTTTTTGCATCTACTGGAGTTTCTTCAAAATTATTATCTTGAAGTGCCTCAAAAAAATCATTGAACTTCGTGGACAATTGTAATCACTTCGCCTTCTTTGGCTACTTGAGACAACTTCTGCATAATCAAGTCACGAACTTCTGGATGAGTTGTAGCAACATCTCTTAAAATTCCAACCAGTACTTCTTGTCGCTTTTCAATTTCAAGCATTTCTTCTGCAAGTTCTTTATTTTCAAGAAGTCCAGCCTTTTGTAGCATATCAATACGCTTTGCCTCAATATCCATAACAAGTTTAATTGCTTGAGTCTTTGCACCAAGATTATTAGTCATAGATGCTTCATCAATAACTTCATAAGATTTAGCAATAAGTTTTCCATAGTGTGCATCCATTGATGCAAGTGCTTCTTTTGCACGAGCACGGATAGCATCATTAGCAGAAGCCATGACCTTCCACTCATTGATAAGTTCTACAACTTTAACTCTTGGGATAGAAAGTTCTTTAGAAATTCTTGTTGGGTCATTGCCCTTTAAATATTCTGAAACAACTGTATTTACTTGATCAAGATGTTTTACTAACTCTTCTTCAGTTGTCATATTTTCCTTCTAACCTATTAATTTCATCTTTAATATAAAAAATAGCCTTTTCAAGATCTTGAATAGTCTTTGACTCATCTTTAAGTCCTGCTCTCCAAAGATACTTAAATGCATTGCCAACATTAAAATTGCGGTGACGAGTAATCTGAATGCACTCAATACCAGATGGGTCACTTATATAATGTTGCGGATGATTCACTTGATCAACCGTAATTTTTAAATTATCACTCATCTTCATTATCCCAGTCAAAAGCATCAGGAATGCCTCTTAGTGTTGATATTGCATATATAATGCCAACTGAGCAAGCAATGCCTGCAAAGATTATAAATTTTTTCATCGTCTAGACTTCCTTAATCCAAATTTTGCAAGGTATACATATACAGTTTCTACTGTGCATCCACACTCCTTAGCAATGTCTTCAGGAGTCTTTTTATCCATAACATAACGTTTACGAAGCCAAGACTCACTTGTATATAGTTTAGCAGCCATAGTGTTATTTGTCAACCCCAATCGCTTTACCCCAATTTTTCATAGCCCAGTGTCCAATACCACAAGCATCTGCTACATCATTATCAGTAATAGTCCTATTGTATTGAATATTAATAAACTTAATTGTTCTTTCTTTTCTTAGGTTTCTTTCATATGTCTTTAGCCATGACTCAGACTTTCCTGGGTTCTGCGCTTTGATATAAAACTTTTCATCTTTTGAGATCTTCTTATTTCCAATAAAGTTTTGCCAAGTAATTGGAGATACCTTACCAATAACCTTTGTTCCAGTCTGACCTGCAGAACCAAGAATTGCTCCTTGCACAAGAGCAAGGTCAGCAGCAGTCTTAGGACTATTCATGAATACTGTATGCTCAATTACTATTGCTTCAAAACCATTATAAATATCTAGGAAAGCCTTTACTTTTTTACCAGCATCCATAACTTTATCGTATATGTCATTGCCTTCAAAGTTAATTTTCCCAACACTAATAAGATCTTTTGTAAAGGTATCAAAAATAGCAAAGGCAAGACTATTGGTACTAGCGTCAATAGCACATATTCTTTTTGGAATAAGTTCTAGTCCCCATTTATTCTTGCTCATACTCTATAATTCCTAATCTCTTAAGTTCTTTTAATGCCTTGTCTACGTCTTTAGGATTAATATTACAATTAGCACAAAATCCAGCATCATTGTAGACAGTTAAAGAAGTTCCACATCCGCCAAGACATTTTCTTTCTTTACCAAATCTTTTCTTTCTTTTTAAAACTTTATGGCGTTCAGCAATTTTTTCTTTAGTTGCAGATTCCCTACATTGTTCAGAACAATATATTTGATAAGAGACTGCAGGCTTAAATGATGCGTCACACCAACTACATAGTTTCACTCAGTTCCTCCAGAGATGCGATCTTCACAGATCCTACCCCTGCATTACCACACGCTTCTTTTACTGGACAACCTTTACAAATCTTTGAATTAGATCTGTAGTTTTTTGTAGGAAGTTCTTTTGACTCCCAAGATTTGCGAACATCTCGCATCCAGTTAAACGCATAGTCTACCCAATTTCTATACTGATCATTAACACCAATCTCAAAGATTAGTAGTTCATGATTATTTTTATTCTCATAGATAAGCATCCCCTTTGCTTTCTTAAGAATTTTCATGTAAATAAGCAATTGAATAACGTGACCAGACTTAGGCGTACCTGAGTTTTTACGGTATTCAAAGGCTTCATTCATCATTGTTTTAATTTCACCAACAATTTCTTCACCTTCCCAATTGAGCATGACATCGCCATACCCAAAGATTGGAGGATCAGCGTTAAAAACTTTAAACTCTGTTGTATCGTTACCCTCATCATCTTTAAATATTTTAGCAACTCCAGCCTTCATCATTGCGCCTTGGATTCTGTCATGACCCATAGTTCCAGATGACATATTGGCTGCACTATATGGAGTTGTATCATCTGCAAAAGTATTGCCTTCAAATGCTAAATACCAATAACGTGGACATTCCCCATGGCTCCAAGCAATTGTAGAAGGAGCAAAAGTTTTCTTTTGCGTATGCTTTGGCCCACGACCTTCAATATATCCAGACTGTATCTTTGCGATCAGTGCCTGATTATCTATTGTCATTTTCTTTTCTGCTGTTTTTATCATTACACTTTTTAGTAAATTTTTTGTCAATTTAAAACTCTTTTCTATTCTATTAAGTATATCAGACTATCGTGTTGTGTACTTTAATGCTGATACCAAGTTATTAATTGACTCCGCAGCAGTATAATATAAATTTTTCTTTCCTCTATCAGACTTATCAACATTAGCCATCCAAGTAGCCTTAAATGCCATCTTTGCTGCAATAGCCTGAAGTCTAACAATCTCAATTGTTGCTACCTGAGTTGGAATATCAGGCTTGATTATAACTTTGGCAATAAATGTTAAAGCCTGTGTTAGTTCTTCATCTTGCATATAATCAGCAATTTCTGCTAATCCATTTACCATATCTAGTGTTGTTTCATTATTATTCATTTTATTCCTCCGTTAACTGTTCTAGCATATCCATCTCAATTATAGCAAGTCTAACCTTTGTATTTCCTTCTCCAAGGATTACTACTATTGCTGGTGCCTTATCTGTACCCGCTTTGATTGCATCTGTGGTAACTTTTGCCCATACATCCTGATTTAGATTAAAGGACTTAGAGGCTTCTTTAAAATCAACCACAAAGCCTTTCCAAGTGGCATCTCCTTTTTGAGTATTACGACCAGAGTTTTTATGCTGCTTAGCCCCAATTCTTTTAGCCTCATTCTTTTCGCTCACGATGCATCCCCTTAATATAAATTAATTGAATTTCACTTAAGTGTTTATCTTTGCACATCCAACTTGCTTTACCAGTTTCTCGCCAGTATCTCATTGAATAAACTTCTTCTTTACATTCTTTGCAAAGAAATGTTCCTTTGTAAACAGTAAAAGGTTTATGAGACATTGATCAGTTGGCTCTTCAATGAATCTTGAAGGTCCAAATCTTCCTTTACTCTATTTACAAATCCTTCACGACCCTGGACTTTTGTTCCATCTGGAAGAAGATACCAAGCACCAGTTCTAGTTACTAGCCCTGCTAGTTCAGCCGTATCAACAAGATCACCAATGCTATCAAGACCAATATCATTTCCCCTGAAATAAAAGTCATACTCACCAGACTGAAAACCAGGAGAAGTTTTTGAAAATTGCAGTTCCCAACGAACCTTGCGACCAATCTTTTCTTCAATAAGTTTATCTCCGACTTGGATCTTTCCTTTAATTGCTTGGTTGTCGGATTCAGAAGAAAATAACTTAATAACAGTTGAGGAATAAAACTTAGTAGCCTGACCACCAGTAGGCTGCTGGCTAGTATACATAGCACTGATATTGTTACGAGACTGAGAAATAAGAACAAGCATAGTTGGCTTAACTTTATTGTTTGCATAGTTAAGCATTTTCCACGCATTGCTAAAGTCTCTAGACTCTGCTCCGATTTGTTTTGTATTTTCAAGTTGTTTAAGTTCATCTGAATCCTTTTCAAAATAGATTGCTGGAAGAAGAGAAGTAATACTATCAACAACAATCATATCAACTCCAGCGTTCATAAGATTGGTACCAATATCAACCATTTCATTAATAGTGCGACATTGTGAAACAATTAACTGTGAAGTATTCACTCCAAGTTTTTCTGCCCAGTTTTTATCGTATGACATTTCAGCATCAATCCATGCACAGATCTTTCCCTCTTTCTGTGCTAGACCTATCATCTGAAGGCATAGAGATGACTTTGCAGAGGATTTAGAACCCCATATGAGGATCTGACGACCATAAGGAAGTCCACCATTTAAAGCCTTATTAAGTCCAAAACTAGGGGTTGAAGCATATTCTGTGGCAGGTAATGAATCCCCAGCCATAATAGTTTTACGTAACTTTGGATTAAGTTGTGCTAGTACATCTTCTACTGTCATTACCATTAGAATCTTACCCCATGCTTTTCTGGTCTACTTTTATTGTATTGTGTTTTTTCTTCAAACATTTCATCTAGTGAATGATCAACATATCCGTGAACATACATTCCCTGATAAAGATCTAGTGTACGAATTAAAATATCTGCAATCTCTTTAGTTACTTCTTCGCTACCTTTTGATTTTCTAACTGCTTCCATTACCTCTGTAACTTCTGAAACAATCATCATGCACTGCTTTGCAATAAAGATATCGTCAACCTTTTCAGGCCAAAATCTTTTTGCTTGTGCTGTTTCATGCAACCTTAATGACAAACTATCAAACATTTACATCCTCCAATGTTACGGTTCCATCTTTTGTTTTACCAAAAGAAAATTTATAGGGATTTCCTTCTTCAATCTTCATGTATGCCTTTGCAAATGCTGTCGGAAATACTGTAACAGAATGCAATTCTCTTGATGAATCTGCTAAGGTAAGTGAAGCCATTTTCTTTCCAGCCTTGGTAATTCTTGGCTTAAAAGAAACAACAAACATCTCTTCTTCAGTATAGGGCAATTGCTTGTAATTTAAAAACTTAATCAAACCTGATTTTGAATCTTTAATCTCATCAACAGGTATTGCAGAAAGAATTCTATTATCGCTTGCAAGAATAATATAAGAACTTCCAGCCTCAATAGTTGTTTGCTCATCATCAAATATTCCAATACTGCCAGTCTTATCTAGAATTTCAACTCTTGACCAACCAGTACCTCTTTTAATTGATTTAACCATACCCATTAATATAAAGGAACCCTTCTCTTCAAACTCTTCAATATCTTGAATAAATGCGTAGTAATGAGAAGGAACTGTAAGATTAAACTCTGGAAGATTCAAAAACTCATAAAGATTTTCTTTAACTTCTTTATCATTAATTGGCTGATCTGCAAAAGTTGCTGCCCCAATAAGTCTCAAAGCATTTAATGCACGACTATTGACCCCATTACCTTTTGTAAAAGTAAACTCTTCTAGTTCTTTATATGATTTAAAAGGGCGACCCTTCATATACTTTGAGGCAATGTTATCTGAAATAAACTTAATACCAGTTAATCCAAATCTAATTCCTTTGCCTTCAATCTTAAAATCATTATCTGATTCATTAATGTGTGGCAGTTTAATAGGAATATTCATACGTTTTGCCTCAATAAGATATTCTGTGCGAGCATCTTTATCTTTTTCATTCTTAAGCAATGAATACATAAACTCTAATGGATAATGATATTTTAACCATGCTGTCCAATAAGATAGTGTTGAATATGCTACTGCGTGTGACTTATTAAATGAATACCCTGCGTGGGCCTCAAAGTCATGCCAAAGATCTAATGCTTGATTAGGACTAATATACGCTGAAGCACCTTTAACAAATTGATCTTGGTAGGCATCAAATTCTTTAGCATCTTTTTTCTTTCCAATGATCTTTCTAACTTTATCTGCTTCCGACATGGACATTTGTCCAAGGTGTACGCATGCTTGCATAACTTGTTCTTGGTAAAGAATACAGCCATAAGTGTCCTCCGTAAATTCTTTCATAATTTGATGTATATAAGAAACATTTTGTTTCCCATGCTTGCGAGCAATATAGTCTTTTCCAATAGTATTTGCAGCACCTGGACGAACTAGTGCATTTGATGCAGCAAGTTCATCTAAATTTTTTACTCCCATTTTAATTAAGAGATTTGTGTATGGTGTTGCTTCACATTGAAAAACTCCCTTGGTATAACCATCAGAAAGCATTTGATAAACATTTTTATCATCCATATTAATAGATAATAAATCTATTTCTTTGTCATGTCTTTCTTTAATAATATCAAGAGTATTCTTTAATACACTAAGAGTTTTAAGTCCTAATGCATCAATTTTAATAAGTCCAATCTTTTCAGCCTCTGCCATATCAACAGCAACTACTGGAATTCTTTCATCTTGACCAGTTACTGAACGTGTTTCCATTGGAGCAAATCTAAATATTGGATCTTTGCTAGTTACAACTCCAGCAGCATGAATGCCAGTTCCTCTAATACGACCACGAAGTTGTTCTCCATACATTTCAACCTCTGGATACTTATCTCTAAACCATTGAGTTGATTTTGAATAGCAATACTCTTCCCAAGTATCAACAAGTTTTAACACCTTGTTTACATCAGTTAGTGGAATATTTAATGAACGTGCTACATCTCGCACAACCCCTTTATCTTTAAACTGCAAGAATGTTGTAATAGACGCAACATGGCGATATTGTCTAACTAAATAATCTTTAACTTCATCACGACGTGAATCTTGAATATCTGTATCAATATCAGGAAAGTCATTACGTTCTGGATTAATAAAACGAAAGAATAAAAGTCCATGTTTAATTGGATCAATATCCGTAATTCCAAGTGCATAGCAAAGCAATGAGCCTGCTGCAGATCCACGACCTGGGCCAACCATAATTCCTTCTTTCTTAGCCCAGTTAATCATATTGCGTACTACAAGAAAATATGGTTCAAAATTCTTTTGAGCAATAATATTTAACTCTTCATCAAGACGATCTAAGTATTCTTTAGAATCAACTTTGCGTTGAGTTAATCCCTCTAAAGCAAGTTTCTTTAACTCTTCTCCTGGATTTCTATACTGTGCAGGAAGAAGGTTCAATCCTTCTTGAATACCATAATCTCCAATCTTATCTGCAATTTCATTTGTAGAAACAAACATATCTTCACGATCAATGCCTTGCTTTAACATTGCATTCTTCATTTCTTCATATGATAGAAGATGAATATCAAACTTATTAAAACTCATCATGCGGTCTGCACCATAAAGATAATCTAGACGCTCCATAAAGTTGTCCTTCTTTTTGGACTTATCGTATGTTACATCCTTTTCTAACTTTGCATGAGTATTTAGAATGAGCATAAGTTCTTGAATTTCTTTTTGACTTGTATCTGAGTGATGACAATCTGGTGTTACAACTATCTTAATATTCATTGCATCAGCAAGTTCAATAATTCCTTTATTTACTTCTGAAGGATTATGTGGCATTACTTCAACATAATAATCATCGCCAAATTCTTCTTTAAACCACTTCATGTGCTTTTTTGCTGTTGCAAGTTCTCCTAGTTCAACAGCCTTTGCAATCCATCCACTAAGACAAGCAGATGTTACAATAATTCCTTCTTTATATTTAGCAAGAGTTTCAAAATCAAAACGTGGTTTGCTAAAAAATCCATCAGTCCAAGCAATCTCATTAATTTTATTAAGATTCTCTAGACCTATTTGGTTCTTGGCGAGAAGAACTATATGATGATAATTTTGGTCAAGAGGATCAGTACGATCTGCCTTTGCTCTCTTATCCGCCATATTCGTAGTCATATAGCCTTCTACGCCAAGTATTGGTTTAATGCCCTTTGCTTTTGCAATACGGTGCAGTTCCCTATGCCCAGATAAAGTACCGTGGTCAGTAATAGCAATTGCTTGCATTCCTAACTCAACTGCACGGTCAACGTATTCTTCTGGAGTAGCAACACCATCCATAAGGGAGTAGTGTGTATGGACATGTAAACCAACGTAGTTCAATTAATTACCACTCAACATTTGAAGAGGTAACAGATGGAGTATCAAACCCAAAGTAGAATGCTTCCTGCTCTGCGTATGGTACTTCACGAACAACCTTTTCTAGGTTGAATCCTTCAACAGTCCATACATATGGTTCTGCATCTGGAGCAGTTGGAAGAAGTGTGTAATTAGTTTCAGTTCCCTGACCATTACGCTTTAACTTCCAACTAAGATTTGTGATACTTCCTGTTTCTAGGGCATACTCACGAATATTATTAAATGCTGATTGCTTGCTGATACCCTGAGACCATACGGCTACGTAAGGCTCTTCAGTGCCATCATCTACAAGAACATTGCAGTAGAAGCGCAAACGTGCTCTCCAACCACTCTTAGGCTCTTTACGGGCCATCTCACAGCCAAAGCAGCGACCTAGAGAATCCTGTGTACAAGCAGCCTTACGCTTATAATCCTTTGGGTTTGTGTGTTCTGAAATTACTACAGCAAGTCCACGATCTTCAGTGAAGTGTGCTGAATCTGAATCCAACTCTTCAACAAAACGAATCTTTGCTGATTGTCCGTCCGCTAGTTTAACCCAGCGAACTTTGATACCTGATGATTCCATCTTTGGCTTGTCAAGCAGGGCATTAATGTTTTTGAGTCCCTTTACTACGCTCATATTTTCTCCTTTTATTTGTTGTATGTTTTAGTTTAGCATAGACATGATTGAATTGTCAAACTTAAACTCTAAAGTTTTAATTGCTTCATCAGTCATATCGCCTATGTCTTTATATTGTTTGTCTAACTGTATAACGGAAACACGAGATCCAAGTTTTTCAATTATCCTGTCTTTCATATTTCCTCCTGCTTCATCATTATCTGCAATAACAATTATGTTGTTAAAGTATTTTTGAAGCAATTCTGTTTGTGTATTAGATACGTTTGCACCAAGGGTTGCAACTGCTGGAAACCCTACTTGGTCAAGTCTAATAGCATCAAATGATGATTCAACTATATAAACCTTATCAGAGGATTTTACTCTGTGCAAGTTAAATAAAACTTTGCTTTTAGGTAATCCTGGTGTATTTTTAAATTCTTTGCCTTCAATAGAACGACCAACAAATCCAAGTGGTAATCCATCTGGTGAGTGTACTGGAACAGTAACCATATCTTGTTTTTCTGAATACCCAAGTCCAAACTTTGCAAAAGAAGATGTATCAATTTTACGATAAATAAAATAATCTTTTGCTCTATCAGATGTATTAAGATTGTTATAAAGTCTTTTAAGAATTAGTTCATCAAATTGAACATAATCTGGTTTTGCATAAAGTGCTTTGTTAATTACAGACTCAATATTATTTTCTTGTTCTTTACTTTTAATAAAACGAGCAGCCTCAAAATAGGATCTGCCAGAAGAATGCATAACAACTTCAATAAGTGTTTTTGTTATTTGACAAGAGAAACAAAAGAATGTTCCTTTGTTCTTAGATATTTCTGCAGCAGGGGTGCGGTAGTTGTTGTGATAAACACAAAATACAATATAGTCATTGTCTAACTCATTAGCAATGTCTATACCTGAGCCGTTGAGGACTCTTTTAACTTGTTCGGCGGTGTATATATCACCTTGTTGCCGTCTATCCCTTGTATACATTCTGTTTGCTTCTTTCCTATATATATTCCATACACTGAGAGTTTAAACTCAAAGTATTGCTTTCTTTCATTATAGTCTACCGTAAAATCAGGGCTTATGTCAAATCTTGGCACATACCCTAAAAGTTTCATTTGCGATAAAACTAATCTTATATATTCATCTTTTAGTCTTGGTGTGGCTGCTTCATCATGGATTAATCCATTTAGATTAAACTTTTTAATTGTTTTATGATGATAATTGTGCACATTATATTATACCTGCTTATCTTCATAATCTTTGTAACGATAGTATCCTCTATCAAAATCACACTGAACTAAAAAGTCTCCCATAAATCCATTACGGTTCTTACGAAAAGCACATTCAATGATATCACTGTTTGTAGCACGACCAAGAGCCATTACCCAATCAGCATCATAAGCAATCTGTCTTGACCATGCAGTTTGTCCAAGCGTTGGAACACTACTTAAATCATTAACATCATCAGGTGTTGCAGATGAAATAGCAATGATAGGAACTTCTTCACCAATTGCCATTAGTTTAAGTTCTCGTGAAAGATTTTTCATTCTTACTGTTTCATTATCTGACTTTTGATTTGGACTCATAAGTTGTAAATAATCTACAATAACAAAGTCTGGTTTGTATTGATCAATCTTTCCACGTAATACAGATGGAGTTACTTCTCCACCTTGGTTACTTGAAATAATATGAAACTCTGGCTTTCCTTCAAGTTTATCAGCATGCCACTTCTTTAGCATATCTAATTCAACTTCACCATTTGAAAGTTTTCTATGTGACCAAAGGCCTTCACCCATAATAGTAAATACACGATTACGAACTTCTGTCTCAGACATTTCAAGAGAAATAATTAAGGGAGACTTTCCTTGTTTCCAAGCCTGTACAGCAAAGTATAAAGCCAACCATGATTTTCCAATTCCTGGATAAGCAAGAAATACTCCCAACTGTCCTGGCATAATTCCAGCAGGAAGATAGTTATCAAATCCTGGAAGACCAGTTTTAATTCCACGATGACCTAATGCTTGTTGCTCTTTTACATTTTCATAATAAGCAAGAGCAGATTCAAGATCTGTTACATCAATATCACGAATCATTGATGTATTCTTTTTTAACTCAGATGTTTTTTGAATTAAAGATTCAAGTGCTTGACTACCTTGACCTAGTTGAATATCAGATGCTGCGCTTCTAATAATATCCTTAAGGCTATCATTTAAATATTCTGTTTGCAATTCTTCAAGGTGATGTTTAGTTGAACCTACATCTTTTACTGGCTCAAAGTCTCTAAATTTTTCAACTACCAAGGAAGTTGGAGGAAGCGCTGCATTGTGTTCTGAATAATTACGAATGAATTGCCAAATATCACTATGCGTTCTAAGAAGATTATCTACATTTGCCTGAAGCAAAACGTGGATCTGCTTATCTTCTAGTACTGCTGAAAGTAATCTTGCCTCTGTATTATTCACTCTTTAACCATTCCTTTGCCATAAGTCTGCGTTGTGCTCTTTCTTCATCATCTTGTTTTTTATCTTTAATTGCCTGTAATATTTTTTCTGCACTATATGCAAAATAGTTCCATGTTGGTGAAGGTGCCACGCTAAAGTAATATTCTAAAAGATCGTAGCACTGACTAATGCCATATGACTCAATAAGGGCATCAGCAGACCATTGCTCTACGTTTAAATTTAAAGATGGCTTTTGCTCATACCTTGCAGTATGAAACTTGCTGTAGCGACTAAGCAAAGCCATTCGGTCTTTGCGGTCTGCCATTATTCTTCAGCAGCCTCTGACTGTGCTTCTTGAATTTTTGTAGTTAGTTTTTCTTCAACAAACTTGTATACACGATCAAAAGCCTGATCTGTATTTTCTCCATCACGCTTAGAATCAACAACGCCAAGATCAAGTCTTAGTGATTGAAAGTTTCCAAGGTTAAGTGTGTATCCAAGTGTTACAGATACTTTAGTTGAATCGTTTTCCATTTTCCACCCATTCTGTTAAATAGACTCATTCCACACTGGAATAAATCGTCCATCTTCTGTCTTCGTATATGTAAGTATACCTTCTCCCATACGCCTTGTCAACTCTTGCGTATTAGGAGTAATATTATTTGTTACCAATCCATCTTTTCTTGGCTGTCCAATATGTATACTTGCAAGTATATCACGTATGTCCTTTACATGCGATTCTGAGTAATATGATCTTACTTGCCAACCAGTTGCTCCACCTTTTTGAGAACCTACTGGTGGAGGAATAACTCCTCGTTTAATTAATGATGGCATATATTTTTTATGACGATTAATTAATTTAGCAGTCTCTCCTACTGTATAAGCCTTCTCACGATTGCGTTTAAAATCACTAATTAAACAAGTTTCAATTCTATCTTGATTAATATTATAAACAGATATTAAGCCATTAGATTTATTATAATGATGTACTCTAACTAAATCCCCATTTAAAAACCAAACTTTTTGATTTCCTTTAATTATAGGGGAGTTATTGTACTCTTCACTAGTAACTTTTCCTGTTGAAGTATCCATAATCCTACTCTATTGATTGATGGTGGATTAAAAAATTTTCTTGATCCACAAGTTAGACAAAAAATTTCAACATGATCAATAGTTGTATATTGTCTGTCAACAAACATTCTGCTTTTACATTTTTCACACTTTGGCATTAATTAGGAATTCCAATGATGATTAGGTTTACAACTGTTGAAACACTACCATTGGCATTATATCTAACAAATCCAGTTACGCTTGATCTACTAACATCTGTTAAAACTACTGTAACATTTTCACCTACAGAGTTTTTACCTGTATTAATTGGTGTTGCTGTAACAATTGGAACATATTTAAAATCACCTGAAAATGTATATGTAAATGATTTTGTTTGAGATGAGGTAACTACACTATCACTAGATACCACTACGTATCCACCAACAACCCTGGTCTCTGAAGTTTTAATACTTTGCTTGCCTGAGTCTATAGTATCAATTGTTGTATAGTTATAAGTTGCTGAAGATACCTGTCCAGCAATATCATTTACTGCTTCTGAAAGTTGAGAGATATACGCAACATCTAATGGTTGCCCTCTTTGTGGTATTGGTACTCTTGACATTTTTGCCTCCTATTAAATTATACCATTATGGTACTGTTATTGCTGCCGTTTCAAATAATTTTGCACCAGCAGTTACTGCTTTTGGATATGTGGGTGTTTGAACTAATATAGTTATTGATGTTTCAAGTGAAGTAGATCTAGTAACTACGTATGTATTTGTATATGATGTTCCATAATATAAATAAGATCCAGAATTTTTTTTAACAAAAATATCAAAAGTATTAGTTCCTAAAGTTATAGGAATTTCCCAGTTTATTCTTAATGCTGTATTAGTGCCAGTAGATGTTGTTACTGTTTCTTTTACATATGAATATCCAAGATTTACAGTTGGCACTTGATCTTTTCCATTAATATTATAAATTTTTGACCAATGTGAGGTTCTATTTTTGTCTTCAGAAATTATTCTATATCTAACATTATATCCATATGTTGTATTGTGTGTTGGTAATGCATTCCCAGAAGTTGTTGAATCAAACATAGGAGTTAAAAGAAGTGAAGGTAGTTGTGCTTTTGGTATTACAACTTTTTTAATATTTGCATCTGCCATTATGTTACATCCACAATAAGTCTGTATTCAATATAATTATTAGAGTTTGAAGATTTTACTATTGTTTCTGCTGGAGTGTTTGTAATATCTTGAATAATAGAATATCCAGTCATTCCGTATAATGGATTAATTGTTCCAACATTCTCAAAACGTATTGCATCAAGAGCAATAAAGTATTTAGAAGATGCTGCTTCAATTGTTTGTGGTAGTGAAAGTGCTCCAGTGCCAGCAGGGGTTGTTGCAACATAATATCTAAATGTAGTACCTGTTGGAGTGTCAAAAACTGTAAATTGACCATCATATCCAGTTCCAAGATTTGAAACTTTAACAATATCGCCTGCTTGTAAATTATGAGTTGAACTTGTTGTTAATGTTACATATGGAGATGAGTAAGCCTTTGTTGTAATAGTATAATTATTAATTGCACTTACATATATTTTAACAACACTAACTGCATTCCATGAAAAAGTTGTTGAATAAGTTAAAGCATCTAGTCTTTTTGAAACAACCATATATCTATTAGTAGAAAAGTTTGATTCAGTATGTGTTGATTCAGCATTCATTCTTGCATATTGTGTTCCATCGCTACTTGCAAACTCAACTAAAACTCTTACTTTGTCAGGATATGTTGATGCAGCACCATAAACATTTACTATTGAGAATGCTATTTTTATTAAATCTGAAGTTGAGTTTCTTGTAAAGTCAACTGTTTGTCCAGTTAATTGTAAAAATTTAGGAGTTGTTCCAACTGATAAAACTCCTGCAGCATTGCTTAAGTAAGAATTATTTCCTCTTAGCATAATAATATTATTAAAATATCTACATCTTTCATATCTTGCTTCACGAGTTGGATCTAAGAATCCAGCATTATTTGATAAAGTTTGAATTGCATTTGCTGTTGAAGTAATAACGTTTGATCCATCAATAATAGAACTTGTTATAGATACTGGGCTACTCAATGTAGAACTTGCAGAATCATTTAGTTGCCAGTTTTCTGCATCAGTAAAAGCATAAAGAGTTTTGCTATCATAAGATCCTGCACTTGGATTTGATCCTGCAGAATATAGTCCAATTTCAGAAATTTCATATCTTTCTTCTGTTGGAAGTTCTGCTGTAAAAACTATTTTGTCATATGTGCCATCATTTATATATCCTCTTGAGGAAATCGGAACTCTAAACATTTCAAAGTCAAGTGATTGTTTATCTTTATCAATTTCAATAGTAATAGTTGCTCCAGATAATGCGACTGTAGGTGCTATACTTAATGTAAATTGTGTAGAATTAATAATTGAAGTAACTACAGCCGTAGCGGGAATTGATCCAGTTCCTGCAGTCACATTATAAACTGCTGCTCCAACCCATAGTCCAGCAGTTGACGCTGTTGTAACGGTTGTTCCTGAAGAAGAACAAGAAGTCAAAACATTTATATTTAATCTTGGTTTTGGCCCACAGCCAACAGCAATGTATGAGGCATATGCTGGAGCAATACCCATTAAATATTTAGCAAGAATCTCTTTACCTGTATTAGTTATCATTATATACCTACCTCATTTATTATACCACTAGAAGTGATTTCAATTTCAGCCTGTTCTTCATCCAATAAATTAATAAACTCAATCACAAGATTGCCACTAGAATCAAGATAAACATTAGTTCCATTTGGACCATTTCCAACATTAGGTATTTTATCTGTTAATTTAATGCTAAAATTACTAAAAAATTTATCAGATGTATTTTGAAGTCTAATAACATTGTTTGGATTATATTGTTCTTTTAAAATATTAAGATTTTTGATAGGTTGATAAAGCACTTTTTGTCCATTAACAGTATCCGATCTTCCAATGCTTAATAACTCTTGTCCACCAATATTTTCAAATAATAAATCAACTATTGCATCAACGGGAACTTCATCATCATTAAATAAAATATATTGTGGTGTGCCCGTTTTTATTGCGGGAGTAGCAGGTGGTGTTGATGGGGCATAGTAAGTTGGAGTTGAGTCAAAAAAAACTGTAGACCCTTGATTAACTGTTGATGCCGTTGACCCAGTAATTGTTTCTTCAGTATCTGAACCTTGTCCATAATCTGTATTATTTTCACCTAAAAATTTACCATCACCTTGAATTGAACCAGTATCAAAGTTTGATGGATCTATATTTACAAATCCTGCCCAATCAAAACCTGGATCTGCCATAGCAGACAGTGCTTCATAATCTATATTTGCTAAAGATGCTCCAAAATCAAAATTGCTAAAATCCATTCCAGAAAAATCTAATAAACCAGAAAAATCTATTGCACTAAAATCCCCATATGAGTCATCAGGAGCACGCATTATTATACCTCACTTGCATAAACAACCATTGACGGTCCTCCTATGCCCTTTCCATACTCAATTTGGTAAACAACTAAGTTAACATCATTTTTAACAACAAGATCTATTCCATCTTCTGTTTTATAATTAATATTAATTATATCACCCAACTGCAATATTGGTGTTGAAAAAATTTCCATGCCAATTGCTTTTCTTGGTCTAGACATTTTACTTGAAATCCAGCCAACAAGTTCTGCTGCAGAGTCTTGATCTTGAATATAATCCGCCTGTAGTGCAAACTCATTTTTGCCATATTTCATTCTACTAACACGAATCTTATCATATTCTTCTATATATTTATATGGCGATGTTATAAGTTGATTTCCCTTTAATTCTGGATCTGACAAATTACCACGTTTTTTATAATAATCATCTACTGTAAGTTTATGAGTTGTGTCTTGAGTAAATGTTACCCCTTGAATTCTTAAATAGTTTCCAGTAGTTTCATCAAGGCTAAGGGCTTTATCTGTTGCATTAAAAACTAAAAATTCAGCACCGTAAGAATCAGCAGCAAACCCAGAGATAGTATATCCCTTTACTCTATTAAATGTATTAGATATTTTTGCATATAAAGCAGGATATGCTTTATCATATCTAATATTAAAATAAGAAGCCTCTCTCATTATTGAACCAAATTCTTCATAGTATAAATTATATTGTGGAATACTTGATGGCCTTATTCCTTTGAGGAATGTTTTTTGTATAACACCAGACAATGCATACTTGTTCATTGCTTGATTTGCATTAATAAATTTATCACTATCTGCAAAAACTGAAGAAATTGGAACGCCTGTTGTAAAAGTTGAGTTAGTTGCATAGTTTTGAGATAAAGCATAAAGATTTTCAAACATTGCTCTTGTTGACCCACGAACAAACAATCCCATTGTATTACCTTCAATTGCCAATGGATTTGTATCTGTTATTGTTGTAATTAATTTTTCATTAATATATAAATAAAAAGTTCTAGTCGTAGCATTTACATCTACATATTCAATTGCTAGGTCATATACCGTTGGATTTTCTTCATTTGTTACTCTATATTGACCTACAAAATTTCCATCATCAACAATAATGTTTCCAATTCCACCCCACAACTTTACTGGAACTGCTCTTGTGCTAGATGCATTTTTTTGTATTTTATAAAAAATAATATTATCAAGATTCATTGTTGTTGCGCCAGCATTATCAGTTTTTAAATAACTATTAATATTTGAATCAGTCAGTGCTGCAATTTCAAAATAATATCCTTGATTTGTTGTTGGGTTAGCAATACAAATTCCACCTGAACCACCACCTAAAGTTACACTCTTTGTTGGATCAGTATTTGGAACAGTGTAATAACTTGTTGATCCAACTGGTGTTTGTTTTGTTTCTCCAGAAGACTCTATTTTTCCAATAATCCTCATGCGTGTTCCAAAATGCTTGTATGGCTTATCTAAAGTTTTCCAAACATAAGAAATGAAATCTCTTGGCTTTGCTGTTGCTTTAAAGATAGGTCCATCAAAAACCAATGCCGAAGATTGAATTGTTCCAGTTTGTGGAGTTTTTAATGTTATTGTTGAGTTTTCACTTTCATATCCTGAAGCAAAATAGTTTTTAATAATTCCATTTCTATTAGATTTTTTTGCTTGACCAGTATCAACGCCTGCTGCTCCAGTTGTTACTGTAGGAAATTCTGGGTCGTTTAATATATCAACTTTTGTAGTATATAAAAATTCAGATTGCATGTCACATCCCTGAATATAATCATTATTTGACCAGTAAGAAGATAGACCTGCAGAATGTTCTTGAATCTCTGTTCCAAACTGTGCTCTTCCATGCTTTACTACAGCACCATTTTTTAATTTAGTTATGCCGTTGACATTTTCATAATAAGGTTCGGCATAAATTCTTACATTGCCAGTAGGATAAAGTTTTCCATTAAAAGTAATTTTTGAAAAATAATTTTGATATTCTAGATTACTTGTTATCCAAGTATTTCCTACGCCTGGAACATTATATTCAACAGCATCATATCTTATTATTTCTCCATTTGAATAAAAATATCCATTATATCTTGCTAACCAATAAATATTTTCTCCAAAATCTATTACGTTGTTTTTTAAAACTCCATTAACAACTTGTGGAACTTCTGCAGTTAAATCAGAATTTAATGGCATAGCACTTAATACATATTTTGACTGCATTGTATTATTGGCTGTCTTGGTTGCTTCTGTTCCAGAAACTTCCCATAATAATACTGGTTTATATATCCAAGTTTTATCTTGATCAACCATTTGAGATTGTCTAATAGTTCCATAAGATCGTTGAATATATCTTTCAGTATATGTAATATTACCGTCATTAAATACTTTTTGATCTGAAGAAGATATTCCAATGATGTTTGGCAATGGTGTTGATGTTATATTTTCAATAACTCCTGAATCAGTTATTGTTTGTGATCCATACATAGTCATATCTGATTTTCTTTCACCACTATCATCTAGCAAATAATTTTTAGTCATTACTATAAAATTATTATACTCATCAAAAAACATTGCTGATTGTGTTGAAACTGCAAGACTTTGAAGAACTTGTGCAATATTTTGATCTGGAGAGATAAAAAAATAAGGAATTATAGGATCATTTTCTGTTGATAGTCTTTTAAAGACATAGTTAGAAAATCCAACTGAGTCTAATAAAACAGCAACGGCCTGACTTAGAGAAACATTTGTTAATAAAATTTGTGGGGCTTGCAAATATTCAAAATAAAAATAAAAATCTCTCAATTGAATGGTTATTGTTCCAGCATTTTGATCAACTTGAGGAACACTATCTGCATATAATGTTTTTATTGGAACATAATAGTTTGATTTATTAACATTTTTAATAATTTCATAAAAATTAAATTTAATATTTTTTTGCATATAGTTAGCAATAATGCTTCCACTTGTTCCATTCCATGCATTGTTAATATTAAAACTTTGATCATCATCAAATAAGCCTATGCTTCCATTAGATGCCATTAATTGTCCTACTGGCATCCCTGCATTTCCTAAATCTGATAACATTTTTGTTACACTAAACTCTATCATTTTATTTGAAATATCTGCAACTAACCTTGTAGAAAATTCAATAAGTTCAAATGGCACATCTGGAACATTCATTGTTTCAACTACAATTCTAATTCCTTTTATAAAAACAAACTCTCTATAAATTTTTGAATTATCATTATTTTGTACAAAATATGAAGGGTTTGTAAAGTCTGTTACAAATTGAGTATTTTCATAAACACCATCTGTTCCAATTTTCCAATTATATTTTGGTGTATATGTTTGATAGGCTGTACCATTCCAAATATACAATATCCCTCTAGTGTTTAAATCAGTTTGTAATAAATAAGAATACCCTACAATATTTTTTTCTGGTAAAACATTTGTTGATGTTATTGATCCAACAAGTACAAAATTATTTTTAAAATCTGAAGGTATATCTAAACCATACTGCAAACTTAAATATCCATCACTTGCAAAAATTGGCGTGTTATCTTCTCTTGTTGAATTTTGATTAAAAGAATAAGCATCTATCCACTTATCATTTGAATCTAAATATTGAACCTTAAAAGTTTTTGGAGTTGTTTGATTTGCAGTTCCATAAAATGGATCAGTAATTGTATTGCCATCTTTTTTAAATGATCCTAAATTTATATCTCCAACATTTGTTTGAACCTTTAAGACAATTCTATTTGCTGGAACTTCTTCTTTATATACAACAAATGGAACAGCATCATCAATTGAGTATACAGAGTTTGCATTATTTTGAGAAATACCATATTCAATATTTTGATTAGGTAAACTAATTGATTCATTTAATGTACAAATGTCAATAAGTCCATTTTCTAATGCCAAACTTTCTGTTCTATAAGATCTCCAATATTTAAACATATCGTCTCTGTGTGGCATATAATATCTTGGGCGAAGGTACATATCTTTATTGGGATGAGTAAAAAATCTATTTTTAAAAAATGTTGCCTTATTGATACCAGATCTTGGTCTAAAGGGTTTGATACAGTCTTCTAAAGAAAAATAAAGTTTTTCTAATTCATTTCTAGAAGTAAATAAAATTGGTGTTATTCCATCTGTTTCTAATCCATTCTGAATTACTGTATCTGCATAGGTAGCATTAGTATAAAAATTTAAAGAATCATTTCTATCAAAAAAATTAGGTAAAGCACTATAGGTTGCACTGTTTTTTCTATATCTATAGTTACCTAATTTAAAAATATTACCTGGAACATTCATATTCCATTCAGCAATTACAGCACTTTGAGATTCAATAGTTGGAGAAGTTTGTAAATGATTTTTTAATTCTGTGCTTTCCCACACATTAAACCTCTTCCAAGGATACGCTTACATTCCACATGTCATGTCCGCCTGATCTTATTGGCAGGCCATTTGCATCATAACCAGTAACAAAAGGTTGTCCTCTTTTTACAATAGAATAATCAAAACTTGTAATATACATTTGAATAATTTGATTATATTGTGCTAAGTGTGCTCGTGCTGCATTATCATTTCCAAAATTATTATATTTGTCATATGCAAGGAATACCCAAAATGGACCTTTATGATTTTCATACCAATCTAACATTTCTACTCCACCTGCACCACCATCTGCTGTATATTCTGTTGCATTTATTGATTCTCCAGAACTAGGATTATTAAATATAGAAACTCCAGTAGATTGATTAAAATTAGGGTATAAAGTATGAGATCTTGATGGAAGCATTTGCCAACTTACTGACATTTTTAATTTATCTGCAATATGATAAGAACGCATAGTTCCATTAGCCATTCTTTTGCGTTGTTCAATTCTTTCAGTATTTACCGAAATTTCTCCACGATTATGATCTGAGAGAATAAGGAAATCATCAGTTGAGGTTATACCAGTTTTGTTTGAATTAATTTCATATCCCGTTGGAACATACTTTCCATCACTCAATGTTCCAGAATTTTCAGACCA